CGCACCGGCCGCTGCGCATCCTGTGTGCCCGCGAAATCCAGCGCTCGATGAAGGACAGCGTGCACAAGCTGCTGGTCGATCAGATCGAGGCGCTGGGGCTGGCCGGGTTCTACACCGTGCAGAACGACCTGATTCGCGGCGTCAACGGCTCCGACATCACCTTCGCCGGCCTGCGCCACAACATCGACAACATCAAGTCGAAAGAGGGCCTGGACCGGGTGTGGGTCGAGGAGGCGCAGATGGTCTCGCGCCACTCGTGGGACACGCTGGTGCCGACGATCCGCAAGCCCGACAGCGAGATTTGGGTGTCGTTCAATCCCGAGCTGGAGACCGACGAGACCTACCAGCGGTTCGTGGTCAACCCGCCGCCGAACAGCCTCGTCCGCAAGGTCAACTGGAGCGATAACCCCTGGTTTCCCGAGGTGTTGAGGGCGGACATGGCGGCGCTCAAGGAGCGCGATCCCGACGCCTACCTGACCGTGTGGGAAGGCCACTGCCGCCAGTCGCTCGACGGCGCGATCCTCGCCGAGGTGATCCGGCAGGCCACCGCCGAGAACCGCTTTACCCGTGTGCCGTACGATGCCGCAAAGCCGGTCAGCACGTTCTGGGACCTCGGCCGCGCCGACATGACCTCGATCTGGTTCGCCCAGTCGATTGGCTTCGAGTTCCGCCTGATCGACTTCTACCAGAGCCGAGGCCACGCGCTGAATCACTACCTCAAGGAATTGCAGCGCCGACCGTACGTCTACGGCACCCACTGGCTGCCGCACGACGCCCAGGCCGAGCTGCTGGGCTCGGATCGGACCATCGAGCAGCAGATGGTGCAGGCCGGGTTCCGGGTGCAGATCGTGCCGCGCCAGAGCGTCGCCGACGGCATCAACGCGGCGCGGACGATCTTCAGCAAATGCTGGTTCGACGCCGACAGGTGCGCCGACGGCATCCAGTGCCTGCGGCGCTGGCGGTTCGATGTCGATCCCGACACCGGGCAGTGGTCGAAGACGCCGCTTCACGATCAAAATTCGCACGCCGGTGACGCCTTCCGCTACTTCGCGCTGGCGATGCAGGACGGCGGCGACAGCTCGTGGTCGAAGCCGATCAAGCCCGACATCGGATGGATCGTGTAATGGTCAGCCTGCCTGACGTTCCCTCGGGCCGCCGCGTTCAGCGCGAGCCGCTGACGCGGGACGATATCCGCGCGATCTGCAACCGCGAGATCGACGCGGCCGAAAGTCATGTTGAGCCGCTGGCAACTCAAAGACAAAAAGCGCTCGATTATTATCGCGGGGCCAAATTTGGCGATGAGAAGCAAGGCCAAAGTCAAGTCGTTACACGCGAAGTCGCGGATACTATAGAGTGGATACTTCCGGCGCTGCTCAAAATCTTCGCCGGCTCCGAACAGATGGCGCGGTGCGAACCGGTCGGTCCCGAGGACGTTCCGGTGGCGGAACAGGCGACGGATTATCTTAATTTTATTTGGGCCAAAGACAATCCGGGCTTCCTGAACCTGCACACCTGGGTCAAGGACGCGTTGTTGCAGACCCTGGGCGTGCTCAAAATCTGGTGGCACGTCGAGGAGCGCACCCGCACCGAGACCTTCCGCAACCTGACCGAGGATCAGGTGCTGCTCGTCGCCAACGACCCCGAGCTGGAGATCGTCGGCCAGGAGCAGGTGCCGGGGCCGATGGGCCTGCTGACCAACCTTCAGCTCCGTTGGCGCGAACCGCAGGGCCGGGTGTGTATCGAACCGGTGCCGCCCGAGGAATACCTGTTCTTGCCGCAGTGCAAGAAGGACGGCGATCCCGGCCAGGGCCATCGCCGTCGTACGACACAATCCGATCTGATCGCCGAGGGCTTCGACGCCGCGCTGGTGGACGAACTGCCGACCGCCGACGATGACGACACCGGCGAGCGCGCCCACCGCTTCGAGCCCTCGAGCCTGGACGAGATCACCCGCGGCAGCCAGGACCGCGCCACGCGGGACATCATCGTCACCGAATGGTATACCCGCATCGACATCGACGCCGACGGTATCGCCGAGCTGGTCAAGGTGACGCTGGGCGGGACCAACAACGCGAAACTGCTGGACATCGAGCCGGTGGACGAACCGCCGTTCGCGGTGCTGACGCCGATCCTGATGAGCCACAAGCTGGCCGGCATGAGCGTGGCCGAGCTGGTGATGGACTTGCAGGAGATCAAGTCGTCGTTGACGCGGCAGATGTTGAACAGCCTGTACCTCGCCAATAATCCCCGGACCTGGGCGGTGGACGGTCAGGTCAACCTGGACGATCTCTTGACCAACAGGCCCGGTTCCGTGGTCCGTATGCGTCAGCCCAACATGGTCGGGCAACTGAATACGGAGTTCGTCGGCGCCCAGGCCTTCCCGATGCTCGACTACATGGATCGTACGCTCGAAGGACGTACGGGCGTGTCGCGCATGATGCAGGGCATCGATCCCAACGTGCTCAAGGGCAACAGCGGCGCGCTCCAGACCGCGACCGGCATCGCCGCGCTCCAGTCGGCCGCGCAACAGCGGGTCGAGCTGATCGCCCGCGTGTTCGCCGAGACCGGCGTCAAGCGCGCGTTCCGGTTGATCCTCGACCTGATCACCCGCTATCAACAGCAGCCGCGCCTCATCCGGCTGCGCAACACCTGGGTGCCGATGGACCCGCGCCGCTGGAACCGCGAGATGGACCTCACGGTTGAGGTCGGCCTCGGCACCGGCAACCGCACCGAGCAGTTGGCGCAGCTCTCGACCCTGCTGCAGATTCAGCGCGAAATCCTCGCCGCCGGCGGCCTGAACGGCATGGTCACGCCCAAGCAGTTGCACAACGCGCTCGCCAAACTGGTCGAGCTGTCCGGCCTCAAGACCGTCGATGCCTACTTCCAGGACCCCGAGCAGCAGCCGCAGCAGCCGCCGGCCGAACAGCCGCCCGACCCGAACATGGCGCTGGTGCAGATGCAGGGGCAGGTCGAGCAGATGAAGCTTCAGCTCGAACACGAGAAGCTGCTGCGCCAGGACGACCGGGAGCGCGACAAGCTCGACGCCGAGATCGCCCTGCGCAGCGCCGAACTCCAGGCCCGCTACGGCGCCCAGGTCGATACCGCCCGGCTCAAGGCCCAGATCGACCTCGACCGCGAGGCGATGCGCCAGCAGGCCCAGCTCGCCCGCCAGCAGCAGCAGGCGGCGCAGCAGCCGGCCCAACCCCGTCCGAACGGAGCCGCGTGATGCCCGGACTGCTCGACCGCGCGCTGAACTACCGTATTCCGCTCGGCGAGGCCCAGCTCGGCCCAGGGCCGATGCTCGGCCTGCGCGGCCCGACGGTCAACAACCTGCTCTCCCCGCTGACCGACGTGCGCGGCAGCGACCAGATGCTGCCGCCGGACTTCAGTCTGGCCGAACTGGGCGGGCTGCTGTCCCGGCTGCCGCAGGCGGTGAGCCGCGAGAACGTCATCAACTCGACCTACGACGCCATCGGCGGCCGGGAATACGGCACCGGGCGCGAGCTGGGCCTGATCGAGCGCTTTGCCGGCCTGTTCCCGGCCGGTGGTGCGCAAGGCGGCGGGGCCATCGCCCCGGCCACCCGTGCCGGCCGAAGGGCCGCCACCGTCATTCCCGAACGGGATATCCCGCACGGGCTGGATGTTCCGCCGGAAGTGCCAGGCACCCCATTCGCGACTCCTTCGGCGGCCCACCCGATGATTGGGGAGACTTTCACCGATCAATTTGCTGCCATGAAGGTGTGGAAAGAAGCCGGCGGCAAAAATGGCCCGATCAAAATTACCGGACTGCCCGAAGGATCGATCCGGCCGACAAGCTGGCGGATCGACCCCAACGAAGCCGCGGGTGCGGGTGCCGTCCCGACCGCTGCCGGCGGGCACGGTCTGGTGGGACATGGTTCCAACCTCCCCGGATCACAACCCGTTTCTGCCAAGGATAGTGTGGACCGTCGAGGGATGCCGGGGCGTGATCCACTCGGACCCCGGACCCCTTTGGGCGTCACCGATCCCGAAGGCCGTCCCCTTTACCAAGAAGCACTGATTGCCGGCATCCGGTCCCCCGGCGGGCCGGATGTGCCGCTGTCGATGCCGGAAGAAGTGCGGCTGGCGGAACGGCTGGCAACGCTGGAAACCCCGCGGGGCGGCATTCTCGGCGCCAACGGCCAAGTGCTGGTGGCGCAGCCCGGCACGATGGACCCGCCCGGCCGTCCGCTGCTGCAGATGAAGGTGGATGCCGATCTGCCCGACAGCCAGTACATGAAAAGCTTCCGCCACGAAGGCGGCCATGCCATCGATTACACCACCGAACGCACCGAACGCGGCTTCGAAAGCAGCAAGCAATATGCGGTGCCGGCGGATGTCCGGGCGGAATTGCAGGCGGCGAGTGCGGACATGCGGCCCGAACTGTGGGCGCCGAACGCCAACGAAATCTACCAGCGGCCGACCGCCAGTCTGAAGGAATACCGGGAACGGCCGGACGAGCTGATGGCGGACAATTACCGCTACTACAAGGAAAACCCGGCGCAATACAAGGCCAAGTACCCGGAAGCGGCGGCCTACATCCGGGCGATGGTCAACGACGACCCGCTCTTGTCCGAGCACATCCAGTTCAACGTGCAGGCCGGCGGTCCCATGGCGGGCCTGATCCAGGTGCCGCAGGAAGAGGGCCTGACCGACGCCGATCTGCTCCAGGTGCTCGGTCTGGGACCGCTGGCGCCGGGTCTGATGGCGGTCGCACGGGAAGCCGGTCGTAAGGCGACGCCCACCGGCTCTCGCGCATTGCGTCGCAATGCGCTGCCGCCGCAAGGAGTGACGGCCGCCTCCCTGAAGGACCGGGCGTAAGCCGATGCCACGACGCCTCCAGCACGGCGCGGGCCAGGGCCGCTGTCCGCACCGGATCGTCCGGCAACGGTGGCGGCGCGGGGTCGGTCAGCAGTCCGCGCGGCACGGTCTCGGTCATACCGGACAACTGAGCACAAACTGAACGCATCATGAACACCGACGACCCCTTGGCCGGCAGCGGTTCGGACCCGAACCGCGATAGGCGCAAGCGCGCCGAGGAAATCCGGCGCGGCGAACAGGCGCGCGCGCTGCTCGAAGACGCGCTGCTGACCGAGTCCTTCGCCGCGCTGGAACAGCAGTATGTCCAGGCGTGGCGCGATCAGACCGCCGTGCCCGACGCCGCCGCGCGCGAGCTGATCTGGCAGCACCTCCAGGCCCTGCGCAACGTGCGCGGCCACCTCGAATCCGTCCTGGTGACAGGGCAGATGGCCCGACAACAGCTCGCCGAGCTGACCGGGCGCGAACCGACATGGTTCGATTGACCACAACTCCCCGACTTACTGTCAATAGGTAGCACACGCCATGGACGATCTGAGCGGCACCCCGGACGCCGGGACCGAACGCGATCCTGTGGACCTGATCGCCGAACAGCTCGGCCGGGAGGAAAACCCGACACCCGAGCGCAAGGCGCCCCTGCGCGATCCGGCATCCGGCCGGTTTGCGCCCTCTGCTCCACCCGACGATGCGGACCCGACCCCGTCTCCGGAGGAGATGACCGAGTTCGCGCCCGAGGGCGACCCCGAGGCGGCCGAACAGCCCGACGACGCCACCCCCGAGCCTCGCCGCTGGACCGTCAAGATCGACGGCACCCTGCATGAGGTCACCGAGGACGAGCTGGTCCGAGGCTATCAACGCCAAGCGGACTATTCACGCAAGACCGCCGAGGTGGCGGCCCAACGGCGCGAAGCCGAGGCCTACGCCCAGCAGGTCCAGCAAGAACGAGCGTTTTACGCCCAACAGCTTGATCAGGTCGCGAACCTGCTCCAGGCGACGCTGCCGCCCGAGCCCGACTGGCAACGGCTGGCCCAGGAGGACCCCATCGGCTACGTGCAGCAGCGGGCCGACTGGGATTCCAAAGTCGGCCGGCTCCAGGCGGTGGTGCAGGAAAAGCAGCGCGTGGAGCAGCAGCAGCAGGCCGAGCGCGCGGCAGCCCTGAAGCAGCACCTCCAGGCGGAACACCAGCGCCTGCTGTCGGTCATTCCCGACTGGCAGGACCCGGCCCGCGCCCAGGCGGAACAACAGGCGGTCGCCCGCACGCTGCGCGACGCCGGCTATACGGACCAGGAGATCAGCACCGTCTACGACAGCCGCGCGGTCTACATCGCCCGCAAGGCCGCCTTGTACGATGCCCTCATGGCCCAGCGGCCGACGGTGCAGCAGCGGGTGCAGCAGGCCCCGCGCATGGTCAAGCCCGGCAGCGGCAGCCCCGCGCCGGATCGGCGGAAGACGCTCCTCAATCAACTCAAGCGCAGCGGCTCGGACGAGGACTTCGCTGCGCTGATTTCCTTGG